GTCTCGCTATGGTTGCGAGTTTTGTGGTGTATGACCACAGCAATCACGAGTGATGGAACTTTTCCCGTCAAGATTGTCTAAGTTAGTAAGCCCAGAGTTGCAGGGCGAGTTGAGTAAAAGTTTAGTCATGACTAAGGAGTCGATATGACAGAGATCAAAAACGATGTGACTAACAAGGCGCGTGATGCTTTCATGCGTGAGGTCACAGATTCAATACGTTCAGCCAAGGATATCGATGAGTATTGTTGGTTTGAAGAAGAGACTAACGAGTACACCATGCGTACCAACACCACTGTATGGGGTGCGTATTGGGCGTTGCGTTGGATAGCCGACAGTGACGAGTTGAATTACGACATGGGCGCGTTCCTCAACATGCACTGTCATTCAGTAAAATCTTTGTATCATCATGTAATCACTGAGGAGTAACACATGAGCTTTCGTGAAGTGAATCCTGTCATCAATGCATACATGCAGAAGTCTGCACATCACATGCAAGATGGCATCATGTTTGTGGTGTTGAGTATCAAGACACCCTTCCACACAATGTCGAGACAGATGGAGGACTACCGCAAGTATGGTCTCGCCTCCAAGCACGTGTGGGGTTTGAAGAAGCAGACCCTTGAGTATCTGCTTGAGAATCGTGAGGACTTATACAAAGACCTTATGGATATGTGGCGAGGCGATTGGGGCGACATGCGTAGGAAGCAGGAGCGTGATCGTATGATGATGTTGCGTCTGACAATGGTTCCGGGTCTTGGTATGGCTAAGGCAGGGTTTGTTATGCAGATGATGTTCGGTCGAGTGGGGTGCATTGATGTGCATAACCTACGACGATTCCACAAGGTATCAGTCAAGGATGTGCAGTTCACCAAGTCTGCCAAGGTGGATACCAAGTTGAAGAAGATCGACAACTACATCAACATATGCAAGGGCAACCGTAGCACTGAGAAGTTATGGGATTCATGGTGCGAACAGTTGACGTACAAGCAGTGTAACCGTGGTAAATTCGAGTCTGGGTTCGATGTGAGCCTGTATCACTTGACTGCATTGACCGGAGCAAAGTAATGAAAGGTGTATTAGTAGATCCGTATCTCAAGACAATTGAGAACGTTGAAGTGGGTGACTGGCGTGACATCCAGAAGCATTTGCAGTGTGACTGTTTTGGTTCTGGTGGTTACGATGAGGGCGGCGATGCAATCTATGTAAACGATGAGGGTTTATATACTGAAGATATGTTTGTGTATATGCCAGACGTATATCCTTATCCATATGCAGGTCGTGTGTTGTTCCTTGGTATTGACGCAGGGGGTAACTCCAAGGATGCATTCTTAGATGCAGAGGATGTCGCTGATATTGATCACAAGTTTATGCATCGCATGGATGTACAAAGAATGGGGGATCTAGGATGAATGCTACTCCTAAATGCTGTGAGTGTGGTAAACGTGCAGATGCAGTAGAGCAAGGTTGGATGTACTACTGCGCTTTGTGTTGGTTGAAGAGGTTCAAGTTATGATATATGAAGACGGTGTGGAGTACACTGGTACTCACTTTTGGTGGGATGGTGATGAGAACGAGTTTATGTTCACAGCAACGTGGAAGTTCGAGAAGAACTATCCTGATATGCCTGACTACTGGCACTTGATTGATGTTGACCTGAAGAGTTGGAATCTTATGACTCCTGACAGAGAGAATGAGTTGGTTCAATATGTCAAGGAGATGATGCGTAACGGTGGGGCAGTATGGTGCGATATTGAATCCGAAGGCCCTCCATCTGTAATGACAGAGGTAGATTATTCATGAAACATTTTTACACAATAAGGGAAATGATTGATTTCCTTGAAGATATTGATCCATTGACAGTAGAGTTTGCTGACAGCGAGGACATCATTGATTCGATATGCACGCGGCTACGTTCTCAATCAGATCACATCGACTGGATGCGTGGTCGTCTTGTATTGGCTGAGAAGGTGATCGGTGAGTTGTATCTCATGCAACGGGAGCTTGAAGATGAGTAAAAAGACCTATTATTCTCAAGATGATATTGATCTGATACGTAGGATGCGAGCGAAAGGTGCGACACTGCAACAGATCAGTGACAAGGTAGGTAAGACGTATGGGTCTATCTGTAATTTTATTCAACAGCACGGTCACCGTCATGGTATCGAGGTGGCTGTAAAGACACAACACAATGGAGGGTTTGACAAAGAGTGGCATGGTGTGATACCCTGTGGTCATTGGATGATCACGAAACCGTGGGGTAAAAAATGCGATGTCAAGCCTGCAACAAGTTGTTGACTGAATTTGAATCTACAAGAAAATCAGCAACTTACGAGGACTATTTAGATTTGTGTAACGAATGTTACAGTCACATCAGAGTGGATGTCAAAGCAATCGAGCGACAAGATTTAATGTCGATTGACGATGAGGTTGACTCTGATGAAGATTCGTGGTAAAATGATTTACTTTATAGATAACGTAAGAGGTTATCATTATGGTTAATATTTTTAATATTTCTGAAGAAGACTTTGTAGTAGCTATGAATGAACACAATGTACACAGGACTCTGGTCGATTGTTGTGAGATGATATATTCTCACGGTCTGTTGCGTACACTTCAAAGCCTCGCCGAATATTGTGAGGACAACAAGGAGTCGTATGCTTTGACTATGTTGTGTAAATATTACGAGGAGAACGAGAGTGCCTTTTGTAAAGATGCACCTTCCATGCAATGATTGCGGTTCAAGTGATGCGCTTGCAATCAACGATGACGGGTGGACTCATTGCTTCTCTTGTGAGGCACGTAGACCGCCTGAGTCAGACGATTGGGCGGAAAGGAATAGCGAGGTACTAATGCAAGCAACAATACACGACAGCAAGCCTGTCCATGCGTTTGATGACGCGCACTACAAGACCATCATTGAACGTGGTATCAACAGCGATACGGCAAGGACATACAAGTGTGTCCAGTCTGATGGCACCACTGCGTTCGGGTATACCGATTCGGATGGCAACATCATAGCGGAGAAGGTACGCTCTGCTGACAAGAAGTTTTTTGTCAATGGTAACTGGCGTGATGCACAGCTATATGGGCAACATCTATTCAGCAAGGGTGGTAAGTATGTCACCATTGTCGAGGGTGAGTTCGATGCGATGGCGGCATACCAGATGCTTGGGTCTAAGTATCCGGTGGTGTCTATCCGCAATGGTGCATCATCAGCGGTCAAGGATATCCAGAAACATTACGAGTGGCTTGACTCATTCGATAACGTGGTGATCTGCTTTGATTCGGATGAGCCGGGACAGAAGGCGGCATCTCAGGTAGCTGAGTTGTTCGGATCGAAGGCCAAGATATTCAAACACCTTGATGGTGTGAAGGATGCCTGTGATTATCTTCAGACCAAGCGTAACAAGGAGTTCACTGACAAGTGGTGGTCTTCTGAACAGCATGTTCCTGATGGGATTGTTGTCGGTAGTAGTCTACTCACTGAGGTAATGCGTCCTATCGCTCCTGCTGATGTGAACTATCCGTTCGCAGGTGTGAATGATCTGACGTATGGTCTGCGCAAAGGTGAGCTAGTCACCATCACTGCAGGGTCTGGTCTGGGTAAGTCTCAGTTTGTGCGTGAGATTGTGTGGCATGTACTCAACAAGACTGATGACAACCTTGGTCTCATGTTCTTGGAGGAGTCTGTACGTAAGACTGGTCTATCATTGATGTCACTTGCGGCTAACAAGCCACTACACTTACCTGATTCGGAGGCTACATCTGATGAGAAGATGGAAGCATTCAAGCATACTCTGGGGACTGATCGGGTGTATCTCTTTGATCACTTTGGTAGTACTAGCGTCGATAACATCATCAATCGAGTGCGGTATCTCGCCAAAGGATTGGGGTGTAGTTATATATTTCTCGATCATATTAGTATTGTGGTGTCTGCTCAAGCCAGTGGGGACGAACGGAAAGCAATAGACGAGATCATGACCAAGCTCCGTATGCTTGTGCAGGAGACTGGTGTCGCTCTGATTGTGGTTTCACACCTCAAGCGTCCTGACTCCAAGGGACATGAGGAAGGTGCGGCTACCTCTCTAGCACAGCTACGTGGCTCTGGTTCTATCGCTCAGTTATCTGACATGGTGATTGGCTTGGAGCGTAACGGTCAGGCTGAAGACCCAACTGAGCGGAACACCACACGTGTTCGTGTACTGAAGAACAGATTCTCTGGTACGACTGGGCCTGCCTGTGCCTTGCTTTACTCTCGTGACACAGGTAGAATGACTGAGGTAAATGAAGAGGAGTTGTAATGAAGGTATTGGTACTCGACATTGAGACCAACCTCGCTCACGATACGATATGGTGTTGTGTCACCCGTGTTGATAATGAAGTGACAGTGTTCACTCATCCACATGGTGGGCTAGAACGTATGATCAAAGAAGCAGATGTGATTGTCGGGCATAACATCATCGGGTTTGACGGGCCAGTGCTGTCGCGGCTTTGGGGAGTCCGGATTCCCCTCCGCAAAGTTCGTGACACTCTGGTCATGTCAAGATTATGGAACCCACAACTGGAGGGTGGGCATAGCCTACGTGCGTGGGGTGAAAGACTTGGTGATTTCAAGGGTGACTTCACTGACTTTGATGGTGGTCTGACCGATGAGATGGTTGAGTACTGTCGGCAGGATGTGTATGTGACCTCATTGTTATATGATAAGTTAACACCAATGCTACAAAAATACGGTGTTAGTGTAGACCTAGAACATCATATTGCATTCATCATGAAAAAGCAGGAAGACAATGGATTCAAACTCAATCTACAAGAAGCTATCTCTTTGTTGGCTCAACTTAAGGATCGAATGTCTTTTATTACTGACCACTTGCAAAATATATTCCCTCCGATTGTGGAAGAGCGTTGGTCAGAAAAGACAGGAAAGAGACTCAAGGACAAGGTTACCGTATTCAATGTGGGGTCAAGGCAACAGATCGCGCAGAGGCTTCAAGACCGTGGTGTCAAGTTTACTAAGAAGACTGAGAAAGGTAGTATCATAGTTGATGAGGGTACACTCAAGGATATTGATCTACCTGAAGCACAACTGATTGCAGAGTATCTGATGATACAGAAACGTGTTGGACTACTCGACTCATGGATTGATAACGTCAAGGATGACGAGCGTGTACATGGCAGAGTGATTACCAATGGTGCTGTAACTGGACGCATGACACACCAGAGTCCCAACATGGGAGAAATACCTAGCGTCAACAGTGAGTATGGTTCTGATTGTCGTAAGCTATGGACTGTCGATGATGGTAATGTTTTATGTGGAACCGATCTTTCGGGGATTGAGTTGCGCTGTCTTGCACACTACATGCAGGATGACGACTGGACAGAGGAATTATTGAATGGAGATATCCATCAGAAGAACGCTGATGCCGCAGGCATTACGAGACCGCAGGCTAAGACTCTCATCTATGCAACCCTTTACGGAGCGGGGCCAAGTAAGATTGGTAGTATTGTCGGGGGAGGTGCGCGTGAAGGGC